CCTCCGTTCAGCAGGATATTGCCGTCGGGCAATACCTGTATCAGGGCGGTATTCAGCGATGTTTCCATAACATTTTCCATCTCGCGGCTCCAGCCGAGGCCGGGATCGTCGGCCAGGAAACGATACCATTTACCGAAGGAAAGCATGGAAGCATTGCTGAAACCGGCATCGAAGCACTCGAAGTTCCGGCCGGCAGGGTTCACGACCAGGCTGTCGCAGCGTATTTCCGTAAGCACATCCTTCAAGGACGGGTCGGGCGTTTCATCCCGGAAGCGGGCTTGTACGTTACCGGCGAATATCATTGTCCGGACATCCGACGGATAGGCCCTGTCAGAGCGGAGCACCTCCAGTTGCCCCGCGGCACCGAAGGTCACGGTCTTGCCGACGAGGGCGGGGGGTGGCTGGCTTTTTTGCCTTGGAATTATGGGCGAGTGGATACCGCGACTATGTGTGGAAGCGTTTATATACCATTAGTGCAGAGGATTGCTTCGGTATCATAACAAAAGAGATAGAAGCATTATGGCAAGGTCATGAGCTGGTAAATAAAAATGCTACTGCCCCCAAAGGCAGGATATTTGTCAGCAAAGCGGTTATTCTTCTTTGTGAATGTAGAAAGAACCGGGATGCAGATCATTTGCAGAACTTTATTTATGATAGAAGGGATATCGACATAGAAAAATGGATAGATGATGTTAGACGTTATCCTATTGCCATCCCAGTATATACTTTTGATGTACATACAAGGAAAGGGAAAAAGCAAGGTAGGACCAAAGAAGAGTTTTTCCGGGAAGAATTTGAAGCGTTACAGCCGCGAGTTCCCGGATTATTTGATGATTTGCTTTCTACTGATAAGTCGAAGTAATGATAAGACCACGGTTTAGGCTGTGGTCTTTCAATTTTATAAAAGTCAAACCAAATTAAACCAAAGAATTATGAACAGAAAAGAAAGGCAGGAAGCAAGAGCTGATAGATTCAGAGAACTTGCAAGGAAAAGTAACGAAGCCGCAGATGTAGCTTGCAGGCAATCGTCAGAAATGGCAAGTATTATTCCAATGGGACAACCTGTGCACGGATTAGCAGATCGTAAATACCGGGATAAAATAGGGGCCAAAATGGATAGAAGTATTGAACTTTCCAAGAAGGCAGAGTACTTTGAACAGAAAGCGGAAGCTACTGAAAATAATAACTCCATTTATTTAGGAGATGATGACGCAGTAGACAGATTGCAAGAAAAGGTCGATGCGTTAGAGAAAGCTCAAGGGATGATGAAAGCTGCTAATAAGATAGTCAGAAGTAAAAAGCTAAATGATATTGCGAAAGTTGAGCAATTGCAAACTTTAGGCTTTTCAGAGAATAAAGCTATCGAGCTAACTAAGCCAGACCGTTATGGCGAGTATGGTTTTCCTTCTTATATGCTTTCTAATAATAATGCACGTATCCGGGATGCGAAGCAGCGTCGTGATCGAGCAAGAAAGCTAAAAGAGACAGAAGATAAAGAATACACTATCAGTGGTGTACGTGTCGTTGAGAATGCTAAAGAGAACCGTCTGCAGTTATTTTTTGCCGGTATTCCGAGTAAGGAAATCCGGTCACAGTTGAAAGAAAATAATACTTTTAGGTGGACTCCCTCTATTGGTTGCTGGCAGTCATACCTCAATCGTTGGTGTATAGAGCGTGCGAAAGTTATCTTAAATTCAATTACTGAATAATTATGGGTGAGTTGTCAAGAGAAGCCTCATTACAAAGGGTAATGAGGGCATCAGGTCGTGTACCTGTTCAATGTTCATGTAGCATTTGTAAACAACAATGTCATACTCCTTGTCTTGGTACTCCTGATGATATTGAAAGGATTATTGATGCAGGTTACGCAGATAGATTGGAACTGACAAATTGGGCTACCGGTATCTTTTTAGGAGTTATCAATGTTGCTGTTCCAATGATTCAACCTGTTGCTGGCAAAGAGTACTGTGCTTTCTTTGAAAATGGGTTATGTATTTTACATGATAAGAATTTGAAACCAACTGAAGGACGTTTATCTCACCATACGGTAAGGAAAGATAATTTTAATCCAGTTATGAGTCTTGCTTGGAACGTTGCAAAAGAATGGATGATGACTGATAATATGGAGGTAATTTCTCGTGTGTTAAATAAGTTTCAAAATAAACGAAGGCTATGAGTACACATTCATTTGTACGTGTTGATTGCAAAGCATTTGCGAAATGTGGAGTAAAATCCCTTTCGCATTGCCGTCGATATCGCGGTGAAGATAATTATTGTAAGGGATGTACTCTTATTCGTCGTAAACCTCGAAATAGAAAGTTTGATGCAGGTGGTAGAGAGATGAAAAAATGTACCCATTGCGGTCACTATTTCTATCTCAATCGGTTTTACGCAAATACGATTACTTCGCATGGAAAAAAATACCGGTGTTTATCGTCATGGTGCCGTATGTGTATGTCACAGGTTAATAGCGAGAGGGCAAAGCAAAAAAAAGGACTCACCTAATAATAAGTTTCTTGTATGAGATATTATGCTTCAGTTAGTTTTGGCAAGGATTCTTTGGCAATGCTTTTCATGCTAATAGAAAAAGGATATCAGTTGGATGAAGTCGTTTTTTATGATACTGGTATGGAATTTCAGGCAATCTATAACACTCGTGATGCTGTTCTTCCAATTCTTAAAAAACTTGGCATTAAATATACAGAACTGCATCCGGAGCAACCTTTTCTTTGGACAATGTTTGAAAGGCCGGTTAAGAAAAGAGGGACCAATATTATCCATAAAAAAGGATATAGTTGGTGTGGGGGAACATGCCGGTGGGGAACGAGTGAAAAACTTCGTGCGTTGAAAGCTCACACAAAAGATGGAATTGATTATGTCGGTATTGCTGCCGACGAGACCCATCGCTTTGAAAAGGAAAAACGACCTAATCGGGTTTTACCACTTCGTGACTGGGGCATTACTGAAGCTGATGCACTCCAGTATTGTTACACAAAAGGCTTTGTTTGGCATGAGGATGGAGTAAGGCTATATGAGCTACTTGATCGTGTGAGTTGCTGGTGTTGTGGAAATAAGAACTTGAAGGAGTTGAAGAATATGTATTTGTACCTTCCATGGTATTGGAAAAAGCTGAAAGAACTTCAGTTAAATACCGATAGGCCCTATCGGCGTAATAGTGGAGAAACCATTTTTGATTTAGAGGAAAGATTTAAACGTGAAATGCAATAGAAAGAGTTATTATGATTCCCATATGTGTAAATGGAAAAGATTATTATGATCGAGAAGAAGCACTTGCTGCTTGGTTCGAGGAATGGTTAATGAAACAAGACTTTGAGCAAGATCTTATTGATCGAGAGCTGGAGCTTGAATATCGAAAGACTCATCCTGATTGGAACACTCCTTATGTGATGTATGGTGTTCGTAAAAAACATAAGTGTATCCAAAAGAATGAAATTGCCGTGTTTTATGACTTGTTACCGAGACAAAAGCGTGCTCGTACTGCTGAAACACATTGGTATAAAGTATTGTACAAGAGAAAGGCCACTCCTGAAGAAGTTGAGTCACTCAAGGCTGGGGAATATACCCGTAGATATTTGGTGTATTCCCTGTTTATTGAGAAGAAAATGACTCTTGACAAGGCTTTATCTCTTATAGTTGCCGATGATAAATTATTAGGAATTGCTGATAATACCATCTCTGAAATTGTAACAGCCTTTGAGACTTTCTTTAACCGTAAATTTAGAATTTATAAACCCGAGTTTACAACTCAACTTAATTTATTTACAGATTAATATGAAAACAACAATTATTTCATGTGTGATTTTGTTTGTGTTCCTGCTATATGTAGGGCATTTGTCTATAACAATCAAACCGTTTGCGGTCCAACTTCCGTACTGGCATCGTTCACTCGGACTATTTCTGTTGATCCTCTCTTTTATAGTATATAATGCCGGTGAACATGCAAAAGGCTACGTCGATGGACTAAAAGAAGGGGAAAGAATTGTACTTGAATTGTTGAAGAAAAAGACTGAATAAAATGGCGTTAAAAAGGCGAAGTTTCTGTTTGCTAAACTTGTCAATAAAAGATAACTTTATAGTGCAATGGATTAAAAGTCAAACCAATATAATTAAAAATTATGGAAAAGGATTTAACCGTAGGCAAACCAATGAGCGTAATTTGGAAGTTTTGTCTTCCGCTTTTCGGAAGTATCATCTTCCAGCAACTGTACAACCTTGCGGACAGCTTCGTCGCCGGCAAATTTATCGGCGACAACGCTCTTGCCGCAGTGGGAAACAGCTATGAGATAACGCTCATTTTTATTGCGTTTGCGTTTGGATGCAACATAGGTTGCTCGGTTATTGTTTCGAGATTTTTCGGTGCAAAAAAGTATCACGACATGAAAACAGCCGTATTCACCACCTGGATTGCAGGCGGCGTTTTGTGCGCGATTTTGATGATTTTGGGGCTTACTTTGAGTGGCACTCTTTTGCAGCTCATCCGCACGCCGAGCGAAATTATGGCGGACTCCAAACTCTATTTGGACATCTACGTGTGGGGCTTGCCGTTTGTGTTTTTCTACAACATCGCAACGGGCATTTTCTCGGCAATGGGCGACAGCCGCACTCCGTTTATCTTCCTTGCTTGCTCCTCGCTTGCCAACATCGGCATCGATATTCTGTTTGTGGCGACCTTCAAAATGGGCGT